CGAGGAAACATTCTGCTGCGATTATTGCGAATGCTGCGATTTCAGCGAAGATGACCTGACCGAATACGAGCGTGACAAGTGGGCTTGCGACCAGTGCGCCCGCGCCAATGACGAAGAAGCCGCCGCCCTCGCTGAGATGGCGGAAGATGACAAAGCACATGCAATGATGGAGAGGAACGCAGAACTATGACCCAATACACATTTGGACCAGTGATAATAGAACGCAAAGACAATCCTGGCGTTCTGGTCGCCAAGTGCCTGAGCGGTGGCTTTTGCTGTCGCGGCTACATCGGCGGGACGTGTGTTTGGAACGAGAACGAGGACGGCCAGTCTCGCAAGCTGCCAATCGAAACAAACGAAACGCCCGATTGGTGCCAGTATAAACAGAAATCTATCAAGGACGCAGAGGAGATGAACAATGCGTAAACTGACACTGACCCTTATCGCTGCCGCGACGCTGACGGCCTGCACCGCAACGCCTGAGATGATTGCGGCACAGAAAGACCGCTGCACTCAGCTTGGGTATGCGCCAGGCACCATCGAACACGCACAGTGCGCAGAGCGCGGCACAGGCCAGCAACAGGCCGCACAGAACGCCGTGGCCGCCTCCGCTGCGTCCCAAGCAATCACTGCTGCAATCGTAAGGAATATGTTCTGATGAAGCTGTTTACCGTATTGATTGCTCTTTACGGCGTGAACGGGGAGGAGGTGGAATCCCGCCTCCTTTTCCCCAGCGCCGCTGAGTGCGGGAACGCCATTGAACACGTCCACGCGGCCCTGAGCGCGTCGTATTATGACGTGGTTATCCTTTGCGACCGTACACGCCTCTTGAGCGCCTCACCGCGCCCTGTGGCCCGTCCAGATGGGTTGGGACAGTGACCTGTTGCTCTGGTGATTGCGAGCAGGGGCGTAAATGCCCCCGCCGCTTTGTTGACCCGCGCCCGTTCTCGGCGTTGGTTCTAGTTGGCATCGCGTCGATCTATGTGGCGGTGCTGATTATGGCTTGGAGGGTTTGGTGATGAGCGAATTACCAGAAGGCAGACAGCCGTTGCTTTGGAAAGACATCCCGTTCTCCGAGCGACCCAAAGCTCACCCAAGCACTGAGCGGCTGGAGATTGATAAGCTGAAAGAGCGGGTGGCTCAGTTGGAGGTTTTGCTTTCCGAAGCAGCCCAAGACCTGACTGAATATGTCGATTACGAATACCCGCAACAATATCGGCAACGCTATCCAGACATTGCTCGTCGCCACCAGCGAGACTTGGACCTTGTATTTCGTATTCGTGCCGCACTTAAAGGAAAAGACGATGGATGATTTGGTGAAGCGTTTGCGTGAGTTTGCGATACACACCCCACTTTCAAAGCCGATGCTATTGAAGGCCGCCGACCGCATCGAGGCACTTGAAGCCAGTATCGCCAAAGTGCGAGAGGAAGCGTTGCGGGAAGCGGCGGACGTTGCCGCTGATGAAGCTAACTGGGTGCCGCACAAGCCGGACGATTTTCGCAAAGCCATCCTCGCCCTGATCGAAAAAACTAACCCCGGCAGTTGAGGCTCTGCCGGGGTTCATCGCGTATGGGGTACGCTACCTGCGTCCGGCAGGCACGGACTACGCCACCCGGCGCAATTACTGACAGGCCGCATCTATCTGCCGAATGAGATACGCACCTGTAACCACTGACCTGTCACCACCATCGTCAGCAAGCGCGGCTGCATGTGCCGCTCGGCTGGCGGATGTCGCATCGCAGATGGCACTATCGCTCACCGCGCTCACGCAGCCACTCGCGGCTAGAATTGGCAGTATCGCTGTCCACTTCATCCATCCGCTTGCGGGTTTCAATATACTCATTGAGTTCCTCCGCCTTGGCGGCATTCTGGCCCGCCTTCTTGCCGCCAAACCAAATTGACAGCAGCGCCACGATGAACGCGCCTGCCGCTGCGAGCCATATCTTGAGCCGGAGCATCATCTGCGGCCCTCGCCCCAGGCCTTAATGCGCTCCCTGATAATCCACAAAATGCACAGCCCCGCGATAGCAGCCGCTCCAAGAACGATGTACTGCGCCACTGGGTCCAGACTGCCCAGAACGGTAGCAACGCCTCCTGCGCCCGCTGTGGCCGCGCCAGCCGCCGCCTGTAGTGTTGTGGACTGCGCCTTGCTGGTGCGCTCCATGCGCCGCACAGACAGCACCCTGTCGATGCTGTATCCGCTGACATTCACCATGTCGCGCTGGTTGCCTCCGAGCAGATAGACATTGCCATCGGCCTGTCGGTCATAGAAACCAACATGCCCCTGCCAGCTTGTCGGAGAACCTCGCCACAACACCACAATGTCGCCGGGTTCGGCTTTGCTCAGGTCAACGGGCTTGCCCCAGTCGAGGTAGCTGCGAGCAGTCAGCTTGCCTGTATGCGGGTAACCGCACCGCTTGAGCATCGCCCCCACGAAAGCGGCACACCATGCGGTCTCGTCGGTCATTGAGGGATAACCCACATCGTCGAAATAGGCGTCAACGCGCGGGTTCGAACCCTCGGCCCATTCGTAGGTGCCGATTTCCAGTCGTGCTAGGTCGTATACTTTTTTCACTTTGACCCAACCTTCGCAATTAACGCTTTGATGTCGTCGCGTATCTCGGCCAACATCGCGTTTGTGTCATCACGCGCTGCTTTCGCAAGGTCCATATCTTCCTTTCGCTGATGCCAAAGACGGCGAATCTCCTTGGTGTTCTCTATGCTCCGCGCCTCCAGTCTAATAAGCCAGACCAAGAAGCCGACGAAGGCCAGCGCCACTGGCCAAAATTGCAAAATAGTTTCGGTCACGTCGGTCTCCGTCTAAGTCTCTTCGCCAAGTATGCAGATGTAGCCCTCACGTGCGACCGCCACTTTCATCCGGTAATCTATCCAGTACCATAGGACCGGGTAGTTAGCATCTTTCAACGCCACGGCGTTAATCCACGCCACGAGAAGATACGAGGCGATGCAGGTCACGTTGTTGCCGCCTCCAACTCAGCATCCGTTGCGCCATAGCCTCCGAGAATACGCAGGGACTTGATGTTGACCACGCCTTTTGGTGCAATCTGGAAGTCCGTTGCGGAGAGGTCAGGCAGGGCTGTTGGGGTTGTGTCTGCCGTCAAGGCTGTTCCGTCTACTGCACCGTTGAGGTCACTGGATGTGTGACGACTTGCGATGTTGAACGGAACGTTGATGCCGGGAGCATACGCATCGTCGCCAGAGCGAACTACATCTGCGGTGTTAGATGCCTCCTGAATCAAAGTTACATTTCCAAACTGTGGCAGAGTATTATCCAAAAGTGTGGTAATGCGGTTATCCGCGTCTGCTTCCCACACGAAAAAGTCTGTGTTTGAAGTGGCGTTTTGATGCGTAACTTCCCCCTCTATCGCTATCGTCATAGCAGTGCTGTCGTATGGCAGGAGAGTGCTGTCGATGCTCAGTGCGTCCTCTGGTCGTGTGACCTGTGAGCCAGCCGTGGGGATGTAGGAGGTCTGCACCCCTGTTTCTAATTGCGCATTGCTGACGGTGCCTGTGACGGTCAGTGTTAGCGTTCCCGCTGTCGGTGTGAATTGCAGGGATACGCGGTTTTGCTCGCCAGTACCTGTTCCGACAAGCGGCCCAGCCGTTGATGCGCCTGATAGTGTAACCGTTCCAGTTCCGGTGAAGTGCAGCGTATGAAGCGCCGCAGTGACAGTCGCGTTTTGCGTTGCAAGCGTGTCGCTGTTGAGTAGCAAATTCGTTGACTGAGGCTCCACCAGACACCGCTTGACCCACGATGAGCCGTCCCAGATGTGGTTATCCTTGCGCAACTCGCCTGACGCCGCTGTCTGCAACGTGCCTGTGCTGTCGGTATATGTAGCAGTTCCTGCCCGCGTGTGCGTCAGGAGGCTGGCGGCTGTCGATGTTGTCCCATTCGCGCGGTATTTATCCGCCTCGAAGTCGGCAATGGTCTGCGGGGTTTGACCGCCAATGGCGTAGGCGGCAAACGGATTGCGTATCGCACCAAAGGGCGACCGGATGCCGTCAAGCGGGGATGTGATGCTGTTCAACATATCTCAGCCTTTTTGAATTTGTTGCGTAAGCGTTGCAGTTCGCGCTCAAGACGTGCAATCTCTTTGCGCATTGCCACAACGTCTGTGACGCGCTCCCACGCAGGAGATGCTGTTGGCTCTTCTTCTATCGCTATCGCTTCTTCTTCTATGATTGCGGGCAGGTTTTCCAGTTCGTCGCTCATGCTGGTGCCTCCGGCCATGTAATGTTTTCAGGAAAGCCAACTTGCTGCGGAACATCGCGCAGGGCTTGGCGATATGTGGCCCATGCCGCCGCATCAACGGGCGCATCGGCAACCTGCGTCCAGTCGGAAGCGGCTAGGAGGCGATCGCGCGTTTGACGGGCTTCCTGTGCGGCCATTTCGGCTGGGTCAGGCGCAACGTAAGGCGCGATAGCCCCAAACTCTCCAGCCTGGGCGCGGTCATAGAGCGGGTCGCCGGGTTCAAGACAAGCTGACCCGGTGCTATCGTCTGAGTAATCGGCCTGTATCCAGCCCACCGCGTTTATTTCTCTAAGGTTCTGAAACATCATGCCACCGCAAAGTCGGCTGTGCCGCTTTCTATTTTGTTATCTGTCAACGTAATTGTGCATGAAGACCCGGTTGATGCTGTGACCTGAATGTCAATTCGGTCTCCAAGAGAGACTGCCACGTCAGAAAAACGCACGCCTGTTAGATTGGTGTATGTAGCAAACGCTACTCCGTTCTTGCGAAATGAAGTGGTAAATGTCGTGGGACTTCCAGATGATGCGATTGTGGTTACAACGCGAATTGTCCCTGGGACCAGAACGCCAACTGAAGCCTCATCAATCAGCGCAGACCCTGACCCGCTTCCCGACAGCACGAGACTAAAGTCTTTCAACCTGCGGATAGGCGTGCTTCCGGCTGTTGGTGGTTGTAAAGCCGCTGTTCGAACCTTCGGCGCACCGCTTGCCCCTTCAGCCAATGCCGTGGGGTTCTCAAACGCCGCCAGAGCCTTGGCGCTGGTCCACGGCTCGCCCGGTAGCAGGCTCGATGTGCTTTGACTTGTCCAACTTGCCATTAGTCCCTCACTGTATCACGTAGCCAGCCGTTCCGTCCGGCATCAGGCCCGTGTTCTCGGTAATGTAGCACGCATTTTCTTTTTCCGCATCAGTCGCGGTTGCGAAGTCAGGCGCGGTGTTTTCCATGATAAAGCTAGGCCGCTCAAACAGGATGAATGACTGCGCCAGGGCGCGATAGGAAAAGCCGGGGTCCAGTTCCTCCCACTCGATAATCTGCCACGGCTCGGTGACAGAATTGCCTAGCGGGTCAATCACGTCATAGCTGGTCACGCTCACAACGTCGCCAATGGAGAGGCTTGCGTCCTTCTCGGCCAACTGCAATTCGAGATATTGCGGCGTCTCGCGGTATCGGATGAGGAAGTTGGCCTGCACCAAGATGGCGTTGAGGTCAGTCCGAACGAGCGGAGAATACCATTCAAGGTTCCGCACTGTCCCGTCCGCGTAGTTCGCGCTCTCGGCCTCGGCATCAATCCTGATGCGCTGCGTGCTGTAGTTCTTTGGGTCAGTCAGGCTTTCGGTCGGGTCTTTGCGCCCGTAATAAATCGTCACCCGTGTTCTGCGGTCGTCAGGCGTCCGCTTGATGGCGCTGGAAACAATCGCGTTGCGCTCGCTCAACTCAACAGGCGTGCTTGTCGGTTGGCGGTTGGCAAGCATCTTGATTTCTTGCGCCCGCTCATCCCACCAGATTGAAAACGTGCCATCCCGCATAGCTTCGGCGCATATCTCAGAAACGGGACGCGGCTCGGTAAATGAGCCTGTACCTTTCAGCGTTGAAAGATAGCCGTTGCCCTCGCTGGTCCAGTCGGTCGCATACGGTATCAGGCTCGCCGGGATGGTCGTGTGATTGGTCAGGAGGTCATAGACCATCTGCCAATACAGAATGTCGTCGTAATGCCCGACGCGCTGCATACCGTCATCTGCATCATGCTCGTCCGCTGTAGTACCCAGAGCGCCACGGACAACGCCGCTGAGTGACCAGACGCCTGCGCTGCCTGTGTAGCCCGTGTAGCTAATCACCTCACCGCTCAGACGGCCATAGAACAGCCCGTCATTGCCGAAGCTATCCGACACGTCGTCCTCGGTTCCGGTGACTGTGATGCTGGTCGTGCTGGCGTTAATATCGGACTGCAAGCGAAGGTCAGTTGCGCGGGGAAACTGCGCTTTCTTGCGCTCCGCCCTGCCAAGCGGGTCTAGCCCGGTGATGGTCCAGGCTCCGCCCGATGGCGGGTTGATGTTGGTCACGTCATAGCGGCGCACTGTCATCGCCGCCAAGCTGTCGCCTTCCTTGCCTGTGTAGAGATACATCTCCAACTGCGGCACTGCCTCGCCAAGCCACGCCAAGAGCAAGCGCCCAATGCTGCCCTGTACGGTGCGCTCGGATGCGTAGAAGTCGCCGAATTGATTGCGAAACTCGAAGTCATCCAGCGTGACGGAAACAGTCCCACGCAAGCCAAACGGGCTTTCACCCTCACGCACCGCTCCGAGGTTAAGCCGGGTTGGCTCGGTTCTTACTGTGCGCAGGATAGGGATAGCCGGCCCATACCATTCATCGGCGCTTGGCAATCCAGCCGTGAGCGGTGCGGGGTCGCCCGGTCGCGTGAAGTACCAACGCAACTCGCCGTCGAGGTTAAACACGTCCTTAGCGCCGCAGGTGTTGTACGTCTGGAAGCATTTAGGCGTGCCTGTGGCTGTGCAGGTTCCGACGCCGAAGCGCAGGTCGCAACGCTTCTGACGCAACTCTAGGACTTGGACGGTCTTAGTCATGGCGCGGCATACCCCATGCACTGGAACGTCACCGCGCCCGAATTGTTGAGGTTTGCCCGCTCACGGTTAAACCGTGGCCGCTCCATCGCCCGCGCATAGGCAACATCGTCAGGATAGCTAGAAGGCTTGGCGGCAATAAAGAACGGCCCAGTGTTGTCAACGTGGTTGATAAAGCCCTTCCATGTCACGTCGCCAGACGCTGCTCGGAATGTCTCAGGCAGGTTTTGCACGGTCAGGTCAAAGCGCAGGTCTGCGCCCTCAACAGCGCGGCCCAGGACATCACCCCGGATGCTTTGCTGGTGGCGATACCGAACCTGCTTGCTTTCGCTGATAGGCAAGCCTGTAAACACCGATAGCCGTGGCATTTCCAGAACCTCGCCCGCCTGCGCAACGGCAATCTGCGGTGCTGCCGAACCGCCTGAGATAGTGAAGGCAACGGTCGTCACGGTGGTTGAGCCAAACAAGAACACAATCGCCCCGTCATCGTCAGGGCTGATGCTGCCGACCGTAACGCCACCCGCTGCGCAAGATACCGTTGCCCCCGTGCTGCCAAGGTTATGCGCCGCAATCGCCGCGTAACTGGTCGCTGCGCTTGAGAACGTCAGCGTGACTGTCTGAGATGTGCTGCCGCCTTCCCAGACGCTCCACGTCTCGCCGTCAACTAGCCAATTCACATCCGCCCCTGTGGCCGTGCTGGTGGCCGTAGGCGTTGCCGTGTGAGTGTCGAAGCATATGCGCGGCTGGTCGATAGGCTCTGCAATGCCAGTGAAGCCGGATTGAATGACAACGCTCATTGGAATACCAGCCTTC